ACTCTCAGTCGCTGGGACTGAGTTCCATCTGAACGCCTGAAGGCTAAAAGCGATAGGCGATAGGTTCATTGTTAGGTCTAGGCGGTTGAGACTTGCAGTCCAAGTCCAACCCTCAACAAATCCTTGGAATTCGCCATTGGTCATATTGGTTGGTAGATTAGTAATATTCAACGGCATACCCATAAATACATTTAGAAGGCTATCTCGGTCGGCATTGTCAATTTCTGGATTAGCCGTAGTAAAGGTTATCTGCCGTAGGGCAAATTGAGGATAAGCGCGAATAAGTAGATAGAAGGCTGCTTGGTCAGCCGCATCGTGACTATGGCGCAAGGTGGTAGATATTGTGGTAGCTAGTTGGCCGTAAAGAGATATAGAAGCTGCATCTTCATCGCTTACTTCTGCATTGCCAGTTCCATAGCCGACTGTGATTGCGTTGCGAACATCGCCAGCCCGCTTGACTATGGAAAGAGCTGGGCCGATGGCGTGATTGCCATCAAGATCAACATAGCCATTAGTCGCAAGGTATTGGCTTCGGTGTGTCGAATCGGCGTAACCAATTCGGCCTTGAGCATCTTCATATAAATAACCAAGTCCGCTAGTGGCATACCTAGAAGCTAAATTATAAACTGTGTCATTGAGTCCAGTCTCTGAGTGCAACTCATAATCGCCAGGAGTATCTATTTCGCCTAGTCCGCTATTTTCTGCATCCTGCCATTGGGTAGTCGCGTCGTAACCATTCCAAGTCTCGGCAGCTGGCACTTCATTCCATTGGTCGAATAATACGCCGCTAAGCAATTCCTCAATGCGGTCTCCATCAAATTGATGGGCAAAGTTGCCAGTATAAACTGCCCTAGCAAGTCGCGCTAGAGCTCCTACTGCAACAATTCTAATCTGCTGGCTGGTCGCTGTTGATCCTGAAGTCTGGACTGTAATGCCTAAGTCAGTAATAAAGCCGCCAAAGAGATTAACATAAGCGCCAGTAGAATCTTGGACTTCTATTGTTACTGCGTCATTTACTTCATAAGGAACTGACGCTTCAGCCGTCTCAATAAGACTTAGATTGCAGTAACCAGCAATTGGCTGCTGATAAATGTCGGTGCGACCCGAGGTGATAGTTAAGCCGCTAAGGGTTGCGCTAGTGACTGTAACGCCATCAACCTTAACTCGATAGACTGGATTCCAAAGAGTCATTCTGCCACTAGGCCGCCAAGAATAGCGCCCCCACCGCCGTTACGAGCATTGCTATTGTTAAGTGCTAATACAACTGCTCTAGTAAATCCTTCTTCATCTATTGCACTTGGCGCATTAACATTTATAACCACATTGCCGCGCTCTTCGCCTCGCCTAGCAGCTGCAACATCAAATCCAGAAGGAATTGCTTTGCCAGTTGGATTTAATCCAGATGGGAAACTAGGCATTGTGCCTGTAACAATTGGAGCAATTATCTTACCGCCGCCAATACTGCCGCCAGTAGAATTACCAGCGCCACCGCTAATAACTGGCGTCCCAGCAGTGAAGCCTGATGGAAGGCTAGCGGATGAAACTGTGTTACTCCCCGTTAATGCTGCTGCATTGGCTTGATTATCAAATAACTTAGTCGCAGCAATAATTGCCCCAACTACTGCTGCGCCAGTTGCAAGGCCCGCAAGTGGGTTAAGAGCAAATCTCGATGCAATAGCTGCGGCTACTGCACTATTTCGCAAAGCAGTATAAGCGCCAATTAGTAAGTTGATAAGGACAATAGTTGCCTGAACTCCAGCTGCTATTTTAGATGCTACGAAAACTGTTGCTAAAACTCCAGCAACGACCATTAGCTCATCTTTAAGATCAATAACTGTGTTAATAAATCCTCTAACCTTTTTACCCCACTCTATAGCGGTTTTCTGGCTATCAGTTAAAGCTTCATCTAAACTATCTTGACCAGTCAAGCCAGAGATAAATGCTTCTAGTGCTGGAATAAAGTTGTCTAATATCCAAGCGGTAAGTTCTTGAACTACTGGCAGCAAGGCAGCTCCGATAGATTCTTTAGCTTCATCAAGCGCAATCTTTACGCGCTCTAATTGCTTGGCTGTGGTTTCTGATTCCTTCTCGGCAAAGTTTCCAAATGTGCCAGTAAGCTGCTGAAAGATTGCATCGAAGTCTTTGCTCTTTATAATATCTGCATCAAGGCCAAGGCCAAGCTTGCCGAGGGCGGTAGTGTTGCCGTCATATGCTCTACCTAGAGCGTTCGATATTGTTTCAAGTGGCTTGCCAGTTGCAGCACTTAAATCTAGTGCCAAATTAAGCAGCTTCTGAGCTTCTTCTACATCTTGCGTTGATCTAACTAGGCGAGTAAAAGCTGGACGCAAGCCATCGTCAGCAACTCCAATAGCAATAGAAGTCTGCTTTATATATTGCTCTACGCCTTCAATTTGTTTAGCAGTTGCGCCAGTTGTTGCAGTAATAGTCTCGGCTAATCTGCGCTGAGCGGTTTCATCTTCAGCAGCAGCTTTGACTGCGCTTACTGCAAATGCACCAATGGCTGCACCAGCGGCAGCAAAGGCAATAGCTGCCTTCTTGCCAAATTCAGCAGCGCGCTCGCCAATTGAATCGATGTCTTTAGACCCATTTGCTAATTTCTTTTGAAAGTCAGCTGTGTCTGCTAAAAGTTTGAGCGTTAAGGCTCTTGAATCAGATGCCATTGATGCCCCACTTATCTAATATCTTGTTAAATGCTCTAGTCCATTGTGCCACAATATTCTTCTGCTCTTGGCGTAGAGTTGGATAAATAAACCATCCGCGAGAGCCGCGCCCTTGTCTGCCAGAGTAAGCAGGAAATTGCTTAAATTTATTAGAACCAAATTCAAAGCCAGCCCAAAGCATTTGAGTATTAGCTCCACCGCTAAATCTTTGACTAGCAAAGCCGTATTTAATTTCGCCAGTAGTGCTGGTTTTAGATACTTTAGATCCGCTAACGATTCGATTAATGGCTTGCTGGCCTTGCGTTCTAGTTCTGGCTTTTGTAGCGATTGCAGTCTGAAGATAGGTCGCAAGAGCATTAGAGCTTTGGCGAGCCTCGGCTTTGGCTTCGTCACCTAGAACGGAGAAGGCTTTATAGACTTGGCGAAGCTCTGTCCTGTCAAATGCTGACACTTCTTCAGCCATTGCTATCCCTTTCCTTTATCAGCTCGACTGCCGTTGCTACATCGTCCCAATCATCCCAATACTGCACTGGGATACCAGTCTTAAGAGCAACTATTACTAATAGCCGCCTTACGCTGTCGGGCTGATGGCTTTTGGGTCATCGTTGCCTGTCTTAATGTCGGCAACTGTTTCCATCCATATCTCAAAGCTCTTTATTGGCTTACCAGCGCTTTCGCGTTTGTGAGCGTTATAGGCCAAGAACATTAAGTCCCAGATTCCTATATTTTCTTGAGCCTTGGTAATAGTGTGTCCAGTTGCCTTTTCCCACTTAGCCCACTCTGGCGGTTGAGCAACATAAGTTGCTAATTCGCCAGAGTTATATTCAATTGTGATTGATAGTTTCATAGCTCCCGATGCTCCGATCTCTTAGCTAAAGCTTTCTGCTGGTTGTCCAATTACTGTCATTGTCCAAGTGTCAGTTAGCGCTCCTGGTGCTGCGCCACCTGCTGTTGGAAATATTGGCAGAACTTGGAATGTAAAAGTTGCGCCAGATGCGGCTGTAAATACTGTTGAGATTCCAGTATTAGGCGCTGATTCTGCTACGCCCCACATAATTTCAAATAGAGAGCCAGTCGCTCCCCAATCCTGTAGCAATTCAATTGCAAATGTCCATTGCTTATCAACGGACTTATAAGCGCGACCATCAAGAGTCTGATAGGTCTCGATGATAGTTTCGCAGCTTAGGACTGCAGAAGTAGTTTGAGCATCGAAGTTGTTACCACCAATGGTAAAACTAACATCGCGCCCAGTTATTACTGTTGTTGGCATTTAGGTCTCCTATGCGGTTTGCTCGTAGCGGACGCTCAAGCGTATGTCTGCAACCAATAAATTGGTTGTTCCTACTGTTGTTACTGACGGCCTATCGACTGTCGATAACTCATACTTGGAAGCGTTTAGCGCTCCAAGAATACTAATTATTAATTGCTCTAAATTGTCTAGTGATGCCGCGTTGCTGAAATACGCAACGCAAGCAGTTATTGTGTAATTCAATCTGACTCTAGTTGTTGTTTTACCTAAAACTTCTAGCTCCATATAAGGGGCATCTGGAACAACTACAATTGCTGGGACTATTGGCGCTTCTGGAACTGAGTCATAGATATTAGCGGTGCATCCAGCCAAAGCAATCTTGATAGCGCCTCTAACATCTGTAGCAATTGTGCTTGGCATTATCCAACCATCGTCTCTACATCAAGGTATGGCCCTAGTAGCCCAGTTACCTTGGCAAGTAAATTTTTAGATAGGCGGTAAGGGGTAACTGCAAAATCTACGCCTTCGATTGCTCCCCCAGCAGCTGTTCTTGCTTGGAAGATTTCAACGGAGATAGCCAGAACAGAAGCTTCAACATTGGCATTTCCGACATAGGTTGATAGTCCAGAGAGCGCAGCATTTCCTGCTGGGATAACATTTTTTTCCAATATGTCTGCATTGGTGATTGCAACTGTGAATACATAATCTGAAATCTCGTCATCGGTTACTGTGTGAGTGCCGTTAAATGGTGATCCGCAACCAGTAATAATTACGGATTGGCCTTCGGTAAATTCTTGAATTGTTGCAGTCTCAAAGTAAGCGATATTATCCTCAAGCTTTACTTTGTTTATTTTGCTCTGAAA